GTGGTCGCGAATAAGCTTCGATGTGAACTGCTCTCCCCACCAGGCCCCATCCGTAAAGTCGGTGGGCATCACTGGACAGCTAACCGGAAGCCGCGCCGATTTAATGATTCTCGACGACATTGAAGTTCCTGGCAACTCAATGACAGAACTTATGAGAGAGAAATTGCTTCAACTCTGTACAGAAGCTGAGTCAATTCTTACTCCTAAAGATGACAGTCGAATTATGTACCTTGGTACTCCTCAAACTGTCTTTACTGTTTACAGAAAACTAGCAGAACGTAACTACAGACCCTTTGTTTGGCCTGCTCGTTACCCTCGTAATTTTGCTAATTACGAAGGTCTAATAGCACCTCAACTTCAAGAAGATGTTGATATGGGTGCTGAACCTTGGCAAGTAACTGACCCAGATAGATTTAATGAAGATGACCTTATCGAGCGTGAAGCGGCTATGGGCCGATCTAACTTCATGCTCCAATTTATGCTTGACACGTCCCTTAGTGACGCTGAAAAGTTCCCCCTTAAAATGGCAGATCTTGTTGTCACCTCTGTTAATCCAACTACCGCTCCTGACTCTGTCGTCTGGTGCTCTGACCCAAGAAATGTCATCAAAGAACTACCAACTGTTGGATTACCTGGAGATTATTTCTACAGTCCAATGCAACTCCAAGGAGATTGGAATCCCTACCAAGAAAGCATCTGCTCTGTTGACCCGTCGGGTCGTGGTACAGATGAAACAGCAGCAGCTTATATCTCCCAACGCAACGGTTTCTTGTACTTGCACGAAATGCGAGCTTATAGAGA